CACAAGGTTGTCACGAATCCACCCTTTGTGGTAGTGGCAATTGGCAGGTGCATGAGCACCGGTTCACACTGCCGTGACACCCCTACGGGGGTGTCATGGCTTCATGGTTTTGGGATGGTGGGGCCCCTACGCCCACTCCGGTCACCAATGGTCGGTTATTACCAATTGGGGTTTTGGAACTTCGTACCACAACGAACCACTTCTACCATGGAAATACAACTACATTGCAACCCAACTCAATGTCTTTGTTGACAAGTGTGTTACCCCGCACCTTGTCCCATGTCTTCGTCGCTTTCACTGCCGGACGGGTCGCATTGTGGCTACACAATCGCGGCAAGTTCAGGCGATATGTTGACAAGCTCTCCACCACCTATCCAGAATCAGAGCTCCAGACTCATAGGAAGAGCATTCTCACTAAAATACGAGAGGATGTTAGAAAAGGGAAAATTTCAAAAGAAGATGGTGATAAGGCAGATAGGTGGTTGCAGGACAAGCTTGCCGCTAAAGTTATTGAGGCGGTCGGGGCTATCCAGCAGAGCGAGCAGCCCGAGAGGGCAATCGGAGAGCCTGAGGTCGAGGGTCATCCCGGTCCCTTTGTACGACGGGGCAGGCGTTGGAACGCCGCCCACGAGATATGTGTCAGGTGTGTGGCTGAGCTTGGGCGCAAGCCCTACTCAGCAGCCATGTCAGACACTGTCTCCAATGTGGCCAGGAGATTCATGAAGGAGATGCATGTGAGGCACAGCGACATACCAAAAATTCTTCCGCAGGTGATTGTTACCTATTTTACACCCACGGAGGAGGATTTGATGATGGCTGCAGTGCTAAACAGCGAGGCTCACAGGCACTTGAGAGCTGCGGTGGAAGTTAGACCGTAGGTAGGCTATACTGTACTCAATGGAAAAGATACTGATATATCCAGAGGTGTGTTTCCCACTGGATTGGAGAGTGTGGTGGAGTACAGTAAGCCGACCAGCGTGAAGGCGCGCAAGTCTTTGGTGGTTTGTGGTGTGGGATCCCGTACTAATTATATCCTACACAACAACTCAGCAAAGAATGTGCGTCGAGCTCTTATGGAACGTGTGTACCATGTTGAGGACAACGGGCAGTTGCGAAGGCCTCCTCAACCCGTTCCCGGTAAATTTGCGGCCCTAACAGAGCTCAGGGCGGGTCTTGTCAGAACCCTTGGTATTCGCGCCCCTATCGCACGCACTACTTTTGTGCAGTCGCGTCCGGCCGAGAAGAGAAGGGTATATGAGCAGGGCTTAGCATCATTGTCATTGTTACCGGTCAATGTCAAAGATGCTCGTGTAGATGGCGCCTTCGTTAAGTGTGAGAAGGTGAACGCCAAGAAAGGGGATCCTGCCCCACGCATTATTCAGCCTCGTAGTGTTAGGTACAACATAGAGGTAGGCAGGTACTTGGCTCCCATTGAACATGATGTGTATAGTGCTATTGACGACATGTGGGGGGGACCAACAGTTATGAAAGGCTATAATGCTGACCAGATCGGGGAGATCATCCATGACCAGTGGGCACGGTTTGATGATCCAGTAGCCCTAGGATTGGATGCTTCACGATTTGATCAGCACGTGTCCTTTGAAGCTCTGCAATTTGAACATGGATTGTATAATGAGGTGTTCAGGTCTGCAGAGCTTCGGCGGTTGCTGAGATGGCAATTAGTGAACAAGGGTGTGGCACATGCTGATGATGCCACATTCTTGTACACTAAGGTCGGATCGCGCATGTCTGGCGACATGAATACCGCCCTAGGCAACATCATTTTGATGTGCCTCATGGTGAAGAGGTTTGTTGACGAGCGGCGAGTGCGAGCAGCACTAATAAATAACGGTGATGACTGCACATTAATATTTGAGAGGGCTGATTTAGCAGCCATCCTTGAGGGCCTCAAGGAATGGTTTCTGGAATATGGCTTTAACATAGTCCAGGAACCAGTCGTTGATGAAATCGAAAAGATTGAGTTTTGCCAGATGCACCCCGTGTGTGTGGATGGTAAGTGGCGTATGGTACGTAACTTCCTTGCTTCAATGACC